AAGTGTATTTGATGCATGGCGATATGAACGACAATGAAGTCGCCTCCTTATATCGACACCCACAGATCAAAGCTCTTGTTGCATTAACACGTGGCGAAGGTTACGGACTACCAATTCTTGAAGCCGCGGCTTCTAATTTACCAATCATTGCGACAGGATGGTCAGGTCATATGGATTTTTTGAAGCACGGTCGATTTGTCAATATCACATATCAGCTAGGCGAGATTCATCCTTCACGTGTCGACAATAAGATCTTTATGCAAGGTTCACGTTGGGCAAATCCATCAGAAGAAGACTTTAAACGCCGCGTTCTCAAATTCAAAGAAAGTAGTTCAACACCAAAAGAATGGGCTAATGCTTTAGGCAAGCAAGTCACAGAACGTTACAAGTTTGAAAACATCAAACTTGCTTATGATTCCTTTTTCGAAAGTATCAAACCAAGTGTTTAGCTGGTTTTTAATAGCTTTTTTGTCAGTAGCCATTATATGTCTAAGTTACGTTCTCTTCAGAAGTATAAAGAAAAATCTTGAGCTTGTCGAAAGACATGAAGAGTTAGGCACTCAAGTGGAGGAATCGCTTGATATCTTAAACGACTGTTATGCCCGGATAAGCAAAGTGATTGAGTTACCGGTTGTGTCAGATGATCCCGTCGTTAAGCAATTAATTCAAGACATTGTAAGGTGTAGGAATTCAATACTTTTGATCGCAAATAAGCTCGTTGTATTTGATACTGTTATCGAAGAAGAAGAAGATGTTAATTAAAGCTAAACGTAAGAAACAAGAGCGCAATGGTGCTACACCAAGCCCCATAATGCCAGTTGTTGTACAAGTTGTTGAACCAGTCTTAACCCAAGAAGAGAAAGAAGCTGTAGCTAAAGCAGCTAAAGCTCTCCGCATGTATTTCAATGCCGGTACCCAGGCTGCGATTGTTTCTTATCAACAATCTTCAGAAAAGAAAGATAAGGATAAGCTTTACGTTAAAACGATATTACCTGCATTTGAAAAACTAGCAGAAAATCTCATCAACATTCATAAGTTTACTAGCTTACACGATACGTATGATGACCTAAAAAATGATTGCGTTAACTTTCTATTTGAAACTATTGGAAAATTTGACGCGTCGCGAGGAACTAATGCGTTTTCCTACTTTAACGTTGTTGCAAAAAACTGGTTGATTATTAAAACGAAGCAAAAGTCACAACGCACAAAACGAAGTGTCAGTTTAGACGACCCGGAATCATTAACTGCGAATGAACTTTCAATTATTGAAGATCACAATACTGTTCCGGCCCAAGACGAAGCATTGATTAGTGATTATTCGGCGAAGAACGTTATTAAATTGTTGCATGAGATACGATTTAAAATCAAGACAGAAAATGAATTAGCGTGTATCAATTCAATCATTACAATTTTTGAAAACATAGAAGATGTTGATCTCTTAAACAAGAGTGCTATCCTTCTTTATATGCGTGAATTATCTGGCTTGAGTCCAAAACAACTCACAACAACAATGCAAGCCGTTAAACGTCATTTTCGAAAACTTAAAATTGATCCTAAGTTTCGTTTTTGACGTAAAGGTAACGCTGAACGCATGTCACCTACTTATGTCATATGACATTAAACATCGATGAGATTAAAACAAAAGTTAAGGACTTTAAAGGTCTGTTAGATCAGATTGAAAACGTTTCTGACAAAAGAAAACAACTTTGGCGTGAGATATATGAAAACGCAATCATCGATCGACAAAACGCCTATGCAATGTTCGGCGTACTCTCGAAGATCTCAGCTGATAAAAGCACAGAACATGCAGTACATGGAAAAACGATGGCGATCTATATTGAACGTATGAGTAAGGCAAACGACCAACTCATAAAACTTGCAGAACTCATCGATAAGGCTAATCCGACGACTCCTAATGATGACCCTTTGAATCCTGAAAATTTGTTCGAACAAATTAAGAACAACTAAGACGTAAACCTAAAGTCAATCAATGTCAAACGAATATTTTCGTCCTGAAAAGCATTTTGCCGAAGGTAACGCTCGAGCGATCCAAAAACAAAGGTCTATAATTGAACACGGGTCACGTGGTGACTTACCAACGTTTTATCGATTTGTTGTTATTGAAACGATTTTTGATCCAGCGATTATTGACGCAAACAAGATTTCATACTTCGAACATACGTTAGAAGTTGCCAATGTACATCTTGCGAGTGTTTTGCCAAGGAATACGATCATAGCAAAACGGGTGATGACGCCCGGAACGTCAGCGTCAGTGCCAGCAATGTTTCTTTTCCCGTTTTTCCCGCCGGCTATATCATTGCCTTGTCAACCTGGCGAACATGTTTGGGTGATGTTTGAAAATCTATCAGGTACCAAAAATGATTTGGGTTACTGGATGTGTCGAATAGTTGAACCAGGTTTTGTTGAGGACGCTAATCATACTCATTCGCCTAGATCACTAGATCCTAGTTTTAATCCAAGCGTAGTGTCTTCGTTTGAAGGAACAAATCAACCGCGTTATGAATTTCGCAATGGACGCGCAGATGAAAGAGCAGACGGTCGTTACACAATAGCAGAAACAGCATCGTTAATCGCCGATGAAGACGTTTATGAACGAATCCTTAAGGACACAGACGGTTCTCGTCTTTCTATTAAAGAACCAGTTCCACGCTACAAAAAACGACCAGGTGACGTTGCTTTTGAGGGAACTAATAACACTCTGATTGTTCTCGGTCGTGATCGTTCAGGTGCTGTTGCTTCATATCGTTTTGATGATGTGTCTCGGGCAAAAATAGCCGAGACGACGCCATCGTCAGATATAAACAAACCCGGCGCGGGTTCTATTGACATTGTCGTAGGAAGAGGACAGACTAGCTTTACGGGTGGTGTGGAGGTTGAGGCGATGTCTATTTCTGGGACCCCGATCGGTCATAAAGAATTAGGCAAGTCAATTGGAGAATTGGTAGATGGCGAAGGTAATCCGGATTTTTTAAACGACCGCAGCAGGGTTTTAGTCGCACAAAAAACTCGAGTTGATACCAATTTTGGAATCAGTGGATTTAATTCAACGTTAGGATCAGGACAATTTCAAGGAAGTCCCATTGAAAGAAAAGACTTAATCGATTCAGAAACGGGTGATGGCGCGATTGTGATCAAATCTGATAAAATTAGGCTCATTGCTCGAGCGGATTTAGAGATTCTCGTGACTGGATATACGACCCGAGACGACAAAGGAAACATCGTTGCTTCATCGTCTGAAGCTGATTATGCCGTGTTAGCAATCAAAGCAAATGGCGACATCGTCTTTCGACCTTCTGCTAAAGGTTACATAAAACTTGGTGGTGATGGCGCCAATAAAGGCCTTGTGTGCAGTGATATTCCTGTGACTGCGATCGATGGTGGAATTATTGGTCCACCACTCACCACGACAATGGGTGGGCAATTCGCCGGATCTAAAGCAACTGTTCCAGGAGACAATGGCCCGGCCCTAGCGCAAACTCAAGCAAAATACGCAAATAAGATCCTCGTTTTGTGACATTCGTTGTACAATTGTGGTGAAAATAAATGGAAGGTAGTCAATATGATGCTGGGATTCTTGATGATGACAACAATATCAAGACGAAAGCAAAACAGAAATTCATCCAAGACGTAAAAGATGAATTAACATACGGTACTGATAACATGCCCGTGCCACCGTTGTTTCCTTGTGGGCCTTCAATTCCACCAAATCCGTTTGCTTACTTACTTGACTTAGAGAATGAAGAAAAATTCCCAGATTTTCATAAAAATATAATCGGAAGTTACGCAAAGATCGCTCGGGCGTTAAACCTTAAATCAGACTTTAAACTACTACCGATATGCGATCCAATTGCGTTAGCAGCTAAATTTAACGTTAACATAAGTGTTAAGTTTCCAACTGGTTTCATACCATACCTCATTCCTAATCCACCATTGCTAGCGTTAAAAATGAAGGTGATGCCGCCACCTAAGTTAGTCGCAAAGTTCCCAGACATACCAAGCGTTCCACCTCAATTACCAAGTTTTGAAATTCCGCCAAAGATTAAATTTCCAGATTTTTCAACACTCTTTGATTATTCTTTAGCGTTTGCAGTTGGCATACCGAAGTTTCTTATAAACTTAATTGCACAGATGCCAAAACTCGTTTTAAAGCTTCCTGACATCCCAGCGTTGTTAGGTTCAATATGTGACATTGCGTTTTCATCGAATCTTTTTGGCGACATTAAGCCAGATTCAATCGTTCAAATAGCTGCAACAAAAGTGCTTACAACGAAAGTTGTTGAAATGGTTTTTATCGCCGCAGTCGGAACAACTGTCGGATCGGCTCCTGGCGGCATCACAGGCGGACTGGGGAGAATTCTTGCGTATGAACCTCCGGGCGATGAAACAACCGAAGAAGAAGCAATATCGCCTCGTGATACGATCGTTAATTACGCTAATGATTGTATTGACCTTGCTTGGGGAAAAGGTGGAGACATCCGTGATGAATACGCACAAAAGTTATTTTATGTTGAATATGGCGGCGGTAAACCAGCAGAAAATCGTCCACAAGATGATCAACGAATGTTAGGAAAAGAAGGTGCTATAACTGCAGCTGAAATCGCTTCATCGTGTGGATTGTTAGCTCGCGCTTGTCTTTTCGCCGCCAACGCATCATATGTCACAAAAGAAACTCGAGTTGATACGACTAGACAGGATGCAACAGTCGAGTTGTATTACGATTTTTTTAAGGACAGCTACCGAGTCGGTACAGCGATTTCCGGGCTCATTGCAGCAGCCACAGCGAAAGGCGCATTAATTCCACGTGTCCAGGGAGATTTACCTCCAATGCGATATGGCGACATAATAATTGTTGAACGACGTGGTGACCCTAACAGTGGCCATGCAATTGTTTTAGTAGAAGATTATGAACCGGGAACTTTTCGGATGAAAACAGTTGAAGGTGGAAAACCTGATCCGGATAACCCGGATTATGGGTCAGCAATTCGAAAAGTCCAATACGTAAATGGTGCCAAAGAAAAACCAAAACAAGGTGAATCACGAATGTTTGTCGATTTGAATAAAGATCTTTTTATCAACGGGCGAACCGTGTTAGCATTAATCGACAGCGAAATTTTGTGTACTAGCACCGTTGGTTCAGACATGTCTAATCCACAACCGGCAGTGGTTGCATCTATTCGTGATGGTTTGGCAGATGGATATGACAAGGAGGCGTAATGGGATCATTTAGCTTTAAGAGTTCCGGCAAGACGCAAGAACAGCAAATCGTTGAAAGCATTACAAAGGCGACGGTTCCTATAGGCATTAAAACGCCACTGCGTTTAGGAGAAGACTTGTTCGCAATGAACTTATCACTTATTGATCAAGTTCACGACAATCTAAGAAATTTGTTGCAAACAAATTGGGGTGAGCATCTAGGAATCTATAATTTTGGCGCAAACCTTCGTCCATTGGTCACGGAATTAGCAACGCAAGATGATTTCGATTCACAAGCCATTCAAAGGATATCTGCTGCTGTCGCGCGTTGGATGCCATTTGTTAGTTTGGACGATTTTTTGTCTGAAGTCGATAAAACACAAAATCAAAATACTGGTGTATACAACATTACAATCACATACACTATACCGGCATTAAACTCTAGTCAGCGTGTTCTTCAAGTAACGTTATATGTGATATGAACGAATCGTGTTCATCGGTGCTATTTAAGATCAACACTAACGTTCGCATGACGCAAATCGAAAAAACAGATGGCACTTAAACGAGATGACCTCAAAGAGGTTCGACAAAGAAAATTCCTGGGTAAAGATTTTGATTCATTGCGTGGTCAACTTCTTGAGTACGCTCGTCTGTATTATCCAAATAAGATTAAAGATTTTTCCGAGGCTTCACTAGGAGGCTTGTTATTAGATTTTGCTGCATACACCGGTGATTCGCTTTCTTTTTATCTAGATCATCAATACGGTGAACTGAATTATGACACTGCTGTCGAAACAATTAACATTGAACGAAGCCTTAAAAACGCCGGCGTTCCTATCGTCGGTGCATCCCCAGCACTAGTTCCGGTTACTGTTTACGTTCAAATACCAGCAGAAAAAACAAACAATACGTTAGGTCCCTCAGAATCGCATATACCAATAGTTCAAGCAGGTAGCATTTTTTCTGCCGATAATGGAATCGATTTCATATTACTTGAAGACATTGATTTAAACAAAAGGCGTTCAGACGGAACATTCCTTGCGCAGATCAAAGTTGGCCAGAAATCATCTAATGGAACTCCAACTTCGTTTATTCTTGCCTATCATGGATTATGCATATCCGGAAAAGAAATTGTTGAATCGATTCCTGTTGGACGCGATTTTGTTCCTTTTAGAAGAATCACGTTAGCTAGCGCAAACGTCTCTGAGGTCACATCTGTAAATGACGGATTTGGAAACATTTATTATCAAGTTGGTTCATTAGGACATGACGTTGTTTATCGAAATGTATTGAACACGGCAAAAGATAATGACTTAGTCCGTGATGCAATTAAGGTAGTACCTGCGCCATTTCGTTTCATCACTGAAACAGACATTGCGACCCGAAAAACAACATTAACGTTCGGTGGTGGAAGTGCTAACACACTAGAAGATGACGTTATTCCTGATCCGTCTGATTTTGCGATTGCTTTCGCGTATTCACGAACATTTTCAAGGATTCCTGTCAACCCACAACAACTTCTTCAAACGAAGACACTCGGTGTTGCAGCAACTGACACAACGTTAACGATCAATTATCGTTATGGTGGAGGTTTGAATCATAGTGTTCCACAGAATAGTATTCGAACTATTAAAACGTTGAAAGTGTTTTTCCCAGGTAACCCTTCAGCAGCGCTAGCTGCTAATATCAAAGGTAATATTGAGTGCAATAACAAAATTGCTGCTTCTGGGGGTGAAGATGCTCCAACAAGTGATGAACTAAAGGCGTTGATTCCTAGCATGCGAAATTCGCAAGAACGAATCGTTTCTAGAGAAGATCTCTTGGCGCGTATTTATACGCTGCCTTCAAATTTCGGTCGTGTATTTCGAGCGTCCATTAGATCAAACCCTAATAACCCATTAGCTACGCAACTTTTCATAGTTTCTCGCGATCCAAATTCAAAACTCATCATATCTCCAGATACGTTAAAACGGAATATTCGTACGTATCTAAATCCATATCGAATGATTTCGGACGCGATTGATATCTTGGACGCAAGAATCATCAATCTTCAATTAACGTTTAACGTATTAGTTGACCCAGCATTGAACCGTAGCATAGTGTTACAAACAGTATTAGCACGCCTTCAAACGTTATTTAACATCAAAAACTTTCACATCGATCAACCAATCATCATTTCTGACGTTGTTAACAATATCTTTACAGTTCCAGGTATCATGTCTGTCAATGACATTAGGTTCCGGAACATTGTTGGAAAGGTTGACAATAGACAATATGAGAATGAAACGTTCGACGCCGCGGCAAATACTCGGCACGGCATTATTTTTCCAACCCCTGGCGCAATTTTCGAAGTGAAGTTTCCAGAGTTTGACATTATTGGTCAGGCGTCGACATGAAAGCGAGAACGTAAGTGTATAAGGTTCTTAAAGCTGACCGTGATGCCTATATCACTAACAGGGTGATACGAAATACAAGAAAGACGACTGCAAATACCGGTATTGCTGGTTCTCTAAATCTCTTTAAATTATATGGGGTAACGTCTTCTGGAAGTGTTCCGAACACAGAATTATCTCGCCTATTGTTACACTATGATTTAGATCCGATCAGAACACTTGTTTCATCCGGACATATTGATACAAGTAATGCTAGTTTTCATTGTGAACTTAAGTTGTTTGATGTGTATGGTGGACAACCTACGCCGGCACGATTTTCTGTTGTTCTTAATCCACTCTCACGATCGTTTGAAGAAGGTGACGGTCTAGATGTAGTGTATTACGGTGACAGCGATGTATGTAATTTTCTAAGTGGTTCCAGGGCCCAAGGCGCTTGGTTAATGAGTGGTTGTAATCTGAGCGGCGGGATTCCGGGATCAGTTGATTACATCACGGCGTCGACAAGTATTAATGCAGGTGTTTCTCTTACTGGAACACAATTTTTCACAACTGGGGAAGAAGATCTTTCAATTGATGTTACGCGTATTGTTTCAGCAACGTTAGCA